TATCCAGAAATATGGTATAATGAGGTTGATAATTCTAAAGCATCAATGGCTGAAAAAATTATTAAAAGCTACGGAGGTAGTAATGTTGAAATAGATATGCAACAAACTTTGTTTACAGGAGAGGGTCAGGTACTTTCTCCTAAAACAATAGTTTGTACAGATAGTATGAGCAGTAGAAAGATAGTATATAACAAGTGGCTTGAAAGAGAAGATAGAGAAGTGTTTATAGACCTCAGGATGGATGCACTTTCTATGAGCTGTATAACAGCAACACAAGGACTTGATAAATATCAAGATTACTGGTTTCCTAATGGAGAGAGTGGACAAGAAGCTCCCTGCACTATGAAACATACAATATTCTGTGCAAACCTAATTAGTGGTATTGGTGTAAATCAACTGTTTAATTACTTGACAGGGAGACCTTTTTATGGCTATATTTGGCAAGGTCTTTCGCCTTTAGTAATAAAGACAGAAGACTTCAATAGTGGAGAAGTAAATAACACAAACAATATAACTGAGGAGAATGCGTATGCAAATACAAACTCGTACAGTTACAACTAATTGGAACGAACAACCTGCGGGGCTGACTTGGTATTTTATAGGTCAGCCCAAAACAGGTAAAACCACAGCGGCCGCTAACTGGTCTGCAAAAGGTGCTAAAGGTGTCTTAATGATAGATACTGACCTTGGTGCAGACTTTGTTGACGGTGCTAATGTTGTAACAGTTACATCACTTAACCCACCTTTTACAGGAGAAGGGGATGATAGAAAAATGATACCCCCTCTTGAAAGAGGATTTTACCATAGAGTTGGCCCTAAAAGAGGCGAACCAATGGAGGTTTATTCTTTATTTGAGGTATATACTTGGATAAAAGATAATTGGAAATCTCTAGGCTATGAAAGCTTGGTAATAGACACAATAGATACTATTAACGAATGGATACAGGAAGCTGTATGCGAAGAGTTAGGTATAAGTGCAATGGGTCAAGGAGAATGGGGAGCTGATTGGGGTAAAGCAAGAAAGAAAAATGTGGATATAGTTAAGAGATTACAAACTCTAATGAAAGCACATGGTTCTAACTTAATACTCACTTCCCATAGTAAACAATCCCAAATGAATGATGGCAAAGTGCAATTAAGTCCTGAATTACCAAGAGGTCTTGGATATGCGCTATGTGCTAAAGCCGATGTAATAGGATACTCAACCGTAGTTAAAGATGAATTGATACCAAAAGTATCTTTTCAAGCTTATGACGAAAGAACAGTTGGCTCTAGACTTAAGCCATTAAATGGGCTTGTTCTGCCTTTTACATATACTGATGTAAATAAGGCAATAACCGAATACAAAGAAGATGAAGGAGAAAGCTAATGGCGTTATTACAATCAAGTAGTAATACAAAAATGAATAGTGATTTTACTGGTTATTTTGAAGCTGGTATAGAAAAAGTCGAAGATAAGAGCGGTCAATATGACTGGGCTGATTGTTGGCTTGATGTACACTTTAAAATAAAAAACAGTAAATACCCACAAGTTCATTCTATCAAAGGTTCTTATGAAAAGAATCCTGACGGAACAGTAAGCATCAATAGAGTAGTTAGGCAGTTTAACTATTTAAAAGATGCTATTGGTTTCGAAGGTGGAATCAATACTGAAGGAGACTGGGAAATGGCTAATGGTGAAAAGATAGACAGTATAGAGTCTACTTTAAACAGCTATATTTCAGAAATGAACGGTAGTGATAATCCTTTGCTAGAACCGCCTCATAACTACCTAATATATGTTTATAGAGAAGCACCAAAGAAACAAGGTGATAAAACATATAAAAGGGTGTTGGGTAAAATAGTCGATAATGATAATGCAGGTAGAAGTGACTTAGAAAGTTATGTAACCTACATGAAGCAAAAAGGCTATCTAAAGGAAGCGTCTGAAAATGACACCCCTTCCGCACCAACTCAACCTCAAAGCGACATGCCATTTTAATGGAGCTTTATGTTGAAGTAGCTATAGGGAGCCCCCACCAAAGGGGGCTTCTTATGCCTTTAGGTAAATACGAAAAAAACATGTCCGAGTTTTTAGAGCGGGGACAATACATACCCATATACAGGTCTCATTATCTATATGATAAAGATGCTTATCTATTTGTACAAGATAACAAATCACTAAAAGACTACACGGGTAAAAGGTATGTTGATAATATACTTATTGATATTGACCGTAAAGATGATAGTGACGATAGAGTATTAGAAAAAGCTAAACTTGCAGTAAACGAACTTAATTCAATGGGACTAAAAGATGGTAATTATAGTATCTTTTATAGTGGTACAGGTTACCATATATTAGTTTCTGCTGATTGTTTTGACTTTACACCAAGTGAACAGTTACCTTATATAGTAAAACAAACAATGACACAGCTATTTACTACAGTTAATATAGACCCTGCTGTGTATATGAGGACTTCTATATATAGAGAACAAGCTACTAAAAATGCTAAATCAAACTTGTTTAAAACAAAACTATCGACACAAGGTTTTATGCAATTAACCTTTGATAAAATAAGAAAACTCGCATCAAAACCTTCAGATATAGACTGGGAAGAAACTCTTTGGGGTGATGGCAGTTTAGAAGGTAAAGTAAAGACTAGTGTAGAAACTGTTCGTTCTTTTAAAGCTGTACAAGAGCCTACAAAAGTTGCACCTTGTGTGCAACAAATGTTTGCTGAAGGCCCTAATGAAGGTAATAGAAACAATGTTATATTGCGTATGGCTTCGCATTTTAGACGAAATGGTATACCCTCTGATGCTACAAAAGCATCCCTATTACACTGGAACAATAATCAACTTCGTGAAGAAATTGTATTAGAAAAAGTAGAAAGTGTATACAATAACGGGTATCAATATGGCTGTCAAGATGTTGAAATGAAAGCTAGATGTAAAACGCATTGTATACATTACAAAAAGAAAGACTATGACATAGAAGTTAAAGACTTTCAACAACTACAAAAGAGACTAGAAGAAAGAATGTCAACTGACTTTAGTGGAAAAACAATAGATTTATCAAAAATATTTGGTCTACCAAATGTTGATTGTACAATCTATCCCGGTGAGTTAGTTACTATATTTGGGCCTACTGGCGCAGGTAAAACTACTGTTGCTCAAAACATTATCTTAGGGTATAATTCTGCTCAAGACAGAATAGACCAAGATTCACAACTAAATACTTTGTATTTAAGTTTAGAATTGAGTGATTGGTATATGCATAAAAGACATATTCAAATAGTTGCTGATGTAGATAAACAACAAGTCGAAGGAGATGTTTCTAAAATAGCAGAAGACCATAAAGACTTACTAGACCATGTTGTTATACAAACTGTTCAACCAACCTTAGATAGTATTCAAACAAAAATAAGAGAACTAGACCCTCAGGTTGTTGTAGTAGACTATATAGACTTAATAGACCCGGGCCCTACAAAGCGTGGAGAGTACGAAGCTATTAGGTATATTAGTCACTCACTTAGTAATATGGCAGTTAATAACGACATTATTATTATACAGCTATCACAAGTAGCTAGAGAATATAGTAAAAATGATGTCTTAGACCTTTACGCAGGTAAGGGTAGTGGTGCAATAGAAAATGCATCTCGTAAGGTAATAGGTATAAATGGTCAAGCAAAAGACCCTATTAAGTACCTATCCTTATTTAAAAACAGTGATGGTGAACTTTTTAGTGATATTCCACTAAGATGGAGACCTTCATTTAGACTAAGGAGAGATTATGAATGATGTAATCTACAAAAAAAAAGAAACAGCTAAAGAAATAGTTGGAGAGTATATGGATGTTATCATGGAGCTATCAATAGTTGATGCTGATGATAAAGAACAATGTACAAAACTAGAACTAAAGCGTGATTCTTTACAAACAAAAATGAAAGATAAAGTCAAAGGTATTGACTATTTTTCACAAAACATAACGCAAAGAGATTATTTATTAAGTGCGGAAATAGAAGCTCATAAAGATGAAATAGAAAGATTAAGGACTAGACAAAAAGCCTTAACAGCTACTAATGACTACTTAAATAAAATACTCTTACCTATGTTAATTGAAGAACTTGGTGACAATAATGGAGTACTAGAAACTGATACAGCTAGGTATAAACTATACGAAACATACGGAAGTGTGATAGTTACAGACCAAAATAAAGTTCCTAATGACTTTATAAAAACCAAGATAACTCAAACAATAGACAAAGCTAAAGCAAGAAAGGTATGTATGCAACTTCATAGAGAAAATACAGAATTACCTGACGGCTTAAGTATAACCAAAGTCAAAAGAGTAAAACGGTCTTGATACGAAAGTATTTAATAGACCTTAACTGGACAGAGGCAGGGTTTCTTATAGATTTCTTATACTTTTTTAGTATAGGAGCTATATTATACAATGCCCCTGCCAGTTATAACTCAAACAAAGAAACAAACTATATATTAGTTCAGTTTAGATTTTGGATAATAACAACAAACCTAGAACTGGGAGTTCAAATATGAGATTACTATATAACCCATTTAAGAAAAAAAATACCAAAAGTTCTATATGGAATAGACTTAGGCAATTAAGTTCTTTTACATGGGAAAATAAAGTAAAAATAGATAAATTATCGCATATAATTAATGAAATGCAGTTAATTATAGAAAGTCTTAGTAAACCTAAAAAAAGAGGCAGACCTAAAAAAAATGCATAGTTTACCTATAGGTGGAGACCAAGTTGATTACAAATGCACAGAGTGCTGGAGTGATTCTTTAATTTGGGAAGAATATGGGAATAGTAAGTCTGATGAATCAGAGCTTGGTACTTTTTGTGAAAAGTGCGAAGATGTTAAATTACCAGATGAACTATAAATAACTAAACTCGGGGGCTCCGACTTCTCCACATACCAATGCCTACACGCATAGGAGTCCCCATTCTTTTGGAGGAAGAATGTCAAACCTTAAAGATTTAAAAGACCTTGATAAAAGTGCAAGATTATTAATAAAACAATTTGATGGAACTATAGATAGTGATGGTGACTTCGAATTAAGAAATACAAACAGAATAGATATAGCCCAAATAAAAGCAGAAAAATATCTAGATAAAAAAGAAATACCTTATAAAAATATAGGATTTGATAGTAAAGAGGATAGAATACCTTCTACTATATGGTTTAAAATGCCAGATTTTCTTAGGTGTATGCCTGATATGTTTGTATATGTTAAAGATACCTTTCATTTTTTAGAAATAAAAGGATGTAGAGATTCAGTTAAGTTTAAAATAGATGATTTACATCAATATAATTTATGGAACGGTATAGCTCCTGTATTAATATTTATATACTCCACTAAATATGATAAGAATTACTTATTGAATTTAGAGTTAATATGGGATAATTTACATAATGGTGAGTGGGGAAGATATAATGATAACAATAAGTTATATATAGATATACCCTGTGACAAATTAAGTAATTACGAAAGAGAGTAATGAATAAACAAGACTTTAAAAAAGTACTAGTACCTGTACATGGTACCCATTGGCAAAAGGCTTATAAAAAGCTATTGCGTAAGATAAGTGCATTAAAGTCTAGTTTAAAAAGAAGAGCAATAGAATCAGGCACTAAGTTTGATATAGAGCTAATTGATATAAAAAAAATGTTTCTAGGTATTTATGGCAATAGTTGTAAATACTGCCCTAAAAAGCTTAATTATAGAAACATAGCTTGTGACCATATAATACCATTAGTTAAAGGAGGAGATAGTTTAATTGAAAACCTGCAACTAATATGTAAAACATGCAACACAAGAAAAGGGCCACTTAATGAAGATGATTTCAGCTTACTAGTTCATTTAGTAATGGAATTACCTGAAGAATTAAGTAGCTATGTAATGCGTAAACTAGCCAAAGGAGGCAGATATTAATGAAAGTAAAAACACAAAACCCAATTAATCTTCAAACAAAACAAAGAGGATGGAATTATGATACAAGATACACAATGAAAAAAGTAAGCAATACAGAACTATTAAAGTTCTATTTAATTATGATATCTAACGGCCAATTAGAACTTGGTTCAGCTGGTTATAAAAGAATGTGTGAGATATTGCAAAAAGTAATTGTAGACGAAATAAAAGCCAAAAGAGTTAGTTATCTAAGAAACTCTCCTTCGAGAAAAGAAGCATCAAGGATTATTGCAACTGCAAATGCTTACATTAAAGAGTATGAATCATTTATAAAAAAGATTGGTGCTCAAGCATGAGCCAACCAAATGCTACAATTAAACTTAATCTTAGTGAGCTTAATGTACTTCTTAAATCTTTAAAAAACACAGGAATGGATAAAAGTGATTTATTCTTGTTTATTGATAATACTATAAATAAGTTAGAAGATATGAAGCAAGAGCAATTAGATAAAGATATACACGAAGTAACTAACGGTTTTTGTCAACCGGGAGTTAATTGTGAGTAAAAAAAACTTAGCCTTACTGCATTGTGCCAATTATAATAGAGGTAAATGCAGTGGGGTTTTGTTTGTTAAAAGTGAAAGTGGCAATCAAATAGGTCAAATGATTAACTCTGACTATGAAAACAAAGAATGTTTCGTAGATAAGGGTTGTGAATATTACGATAAATGCGTAAGACCTATTATCGTTTAACTCCGTAGTCACTTAAGGGGGGATTATAGCTCTCTATCCCCCTTTCACTTTTAAAAAAATCTCATAGTACAGCCATCAGATTTTTAAAAAAAGTTTTTATTTATTCATTGTCGTTTAAATAACTATAACTAAGTAAACCTGAACCTGCTAATCCTGCCATACCTGCTCCTGCTTGTACTCTGTTTCTCATAAAGTAATTATTATATTGTGCAAAACCTTTTTGATTTTTAGCATTATTAACTAAATTGTTATGTTCTTTATATAACTTGTTAATATTTACTCTATCTGTTTTAGCTAAAGGACTATAATTAGATAGTATTTTTACTTGCTCTGCTTTTGTAGGGTCTAATTGCTTAGGTGTTGGTACAGCAAAACCACTATCTTTAATAGCTTTTCTTTGTGCTTTTCTAGCCATGATTTCTGCATATGCATCTGTATTATCAGAACCTTGCAAAGATTCTTTTAATAAATCATCTGCTTCATCGTATAGCTCTTGTATATTTTTTTTAGCTTTAGGTATACTTATTTCTCTAGCTTTAGTTATATTAAGTGTACTTCTACCTTTTGTTTCTGCAGACAAACCAAATAAATCAGGCCTGTCACTTGCTAACATTTTTATTTTAGTTGGGTCTTTTTTAGGATTAAACTTAATTAACCCTTTATAACCGCCCCAATCATAATTAGGCTTACCCTTAGGAGACATAGATATATAAATATCATCACCAATTTTTGATGTATTAAAATCACTAAATATAGCTTTTACAGCTTTATAATCCCTATCTTGAGGTATTTTTATATTATCTAATCTTTGCAATCCATTATATACTCTTCTATCAAATTGTATCATTCTTAATACATCACTATGTGGTACATTTTTATATACTGCAAATTGATTATATAAAGTAGGAGTTTTTTGAAATCCTATACCAAGCATTTTTAAATCTTGTCCATCAAAATCATCAAGTACATTATACTTATTCTTCATATCTACTAATACGCCTTTAGCAGTTCCACCTTCTCTATTAATAAATCTATTTATTCCTCTGTATGGTGTTTTACCTGTATACATATATGTATTTCTATAATCATTAGTAAGTTTAGCAAATACTTTTTTATCAGCATTTTTTATTAAACTTCTGGCTTTATTATAACTTATTTCATCTCTTTTAAACATATCTATAGCTTCTTTTTTTACGACTTTAGACTGGTCGTATATATCCTTACTAACTTTAGATATTCCTGTTTTTCTATATGCAAATGATTGCGATGGACTTAATGATTGTTGAGCCATTCTTGCAGTGCCTTTAATGCCCTCTTTACTTGCTAAAAATGCCTTACCAACACCACCTACTCCTTTACCATAAAAACCCTGAAGAAAGTTATTCATACTTGATACAAACAAATTTCTAGCTCTTCCCCCACCAAATAAAACAGCTCTACTAGCTAATCTTACACTGGGTACAGCTATGCTTGCAACTGTTGCTAATTGTAAAAGATTATTAGCAAATTCATTATTATCTTTTTGTTCAGCCATTACATTATTCCAGCAAATAAATCAGATGCTTTAGTTCCGGGAGGAGACCAAGATTCTTCACCTTTTTCTTCTTTTTCCTTTTCTTTTACACTTAATCTTTTTGCACTTACTACTGGTATACCTGTTAATTTATCTATACCATAGTAAGGATTATCTGTTAAACCACCCGGGCCAACAAGGTCTCTTGCTAATCTTCCAAATGGAAACATTGTCCAAGCGTAATAATTACCCATCTTTTCCCAATCATCGTTAATAAAACCATTAAGTATAGGCCCTGATAACCTAAATGATGGAGGCGTAATAAGTTGTAAAGGAGCAAGGGCAGTTGGATAAGAACCAAAAAAAGCTCTGTCTCTTTCTTTTTCATTTCCAAATACCCAGTCAGATAAATCTTGAAACCAAGCATAGGGTTGTGGCATTTGTGAACCAAATAATGAATACATAAACATTGAACCAAGTGCTAAAGACACCATGTCAGCCATCATAAGCCTTTTAAAACGCTCATATTGTTGACTATTTGGGTCTACACCATATATACTAGCTTCCTTTAAAATCTTATTTCTAAACCTTACACTATTCCAAGCCCATAATTGAAACCTAGTCATTACCTTACCCATAGCAGTACCTGCAAATAAAGGTCTAAATGGAACGCTATATAAAAATTGAGTAGCTTTAACCCCTCTTTTACCAAGTTCTATTAAAAAAGGATGGTCTCTTTCTAGTATTCTACCGCCAAGTTTATTTTTTGCTTGTATATAGTGAGCTATAAATGAATCTCTACGCAATGCTCTTTCTGGCATTGACATAAATTTGCCAGCTACATCCATCATTCCTTGACTTATTCCATGTTTTTTGCCCAAGTCTCTAAACTTTACATCGGGTAAATCAGGGTCTTTTTTAACAGCTTGTTTAAAATCTTTTAAGAAGGAATTAAATTTAGCCCCAGTTAACCTTGGGTTGGCACCTACTTCACGAATTATAAATTCTTCAATGATGCCTAGCTCTCTAACCCAAGTATTAACATCGTTCCAAGTTTTAAATTTGCTATCAATATTCCTTCTTAAAAAATCTAAATCTTTAGCTTTCCTAAAGTTATTCCACCCTGCATTAACAACAGTCATTTGCGTACCACCTAAATAGTTACCAACACTTGACTTAGGGTGAGCAAGTAATGTAGCTAATGAATACTTAGCTTCTGCATTACCTATATTTATTACAGTTTGTGCATCTATACGACCTAAGTCTTTTAACTCAGGTGGTAAATCTTTACCTACTAAATTTAACTTTTTAGCTATTTTATCAAACCTTTGTGCTACCATGTTATCAGCAAAAGCACTATAAAGTGTGCCTTTAATATTCATATTTTTGTTTTCATAAAGCTGTGTAGGTATAATACTAGGAAATCCTAAAGCTTGTTGACTATAAAGTTTAAAGAAATTCATCCAATTACTTTTTAATTCTGCAGGCATATCTCTATGTTTATCAGCAAACTTAACGATAGTTTCTCTAGCCATAAGCTGACCTACTTGTCTATATAACATCCTGTTAATACTATTGCTATATTCAAGATAAGCTTCTGGACTTAAATTCCAACCATCAATATGATTTTCTCTTGAAAATTGACTACCTATTTTACCTGTATTTTCAAACCAAGTTATCTGTTCTTTTAAATCTTTTTTACCTTGATATTTAACAATAGCATCTGTTACAGTTTCCCAAGCTTCATTTTGTACATCCATTTCTACAAAATCACCACTAAGCTGTTTAGTTTGCATATAAACTTTAGCAATTTTTTCTTTCTTTTCAGCTTCAGGTAAATTGCTTTCCCAAATCATTTTAATTTTTTTTCGTAAATCACCCGTAACAATGCCTCTTTCAAACATTTTAGACACATGTGGAAAATAACCAAATAATGCTTTTTTATCTTTTACATACCCTTCAAAGCCTAGTTTGCCTGTTTTTTGTAGTGGCATTCTTGTTAATGCAGAACTGGCTCCATTTCTTAAGGTTTTCCTTATTGGATTCCTGTCTCCAGCTTGTCTTTCTGCATTTCTTAACTGTTGTATCTGAAAACTTAATATAATTTTACGCATACCATCTATGCCAATTTTATCTTCAGGCATAGCTTTACCATGTTTCATATGGTCTAAAAAGAAATCAATTACTTTTTTTCTGTTAAAAAGAGGTATCTCTGTTTTATATCTATTCCCACTAGCATCAACGCCTTCTATATATTCTACATTACCTCTACCATCTTTATTAGCAAAACTATTTACAAAGTCTACATCTCCTGTTAGTTTAACCCAGTTTTCTTGATTTTTAACTGCTACTAAATCTTGTATTTCTCTAACAACTTCAAATGCAGGTTTTCTTTCACCCCCTACCATAGTTAGTAATTTTTCTCTATTTTTATCCCATTCTACTTTTTCAGTCCATTCTTTTAATCTGTTTTCATATGTTTGTGCATAACTTTCTGATATAGCATCTCCATCTTTAGCTTTTTGCCTTAATCTTGGGATTTCAAACTTTGCTTCTGCATCAGCCATAGCATACCACCACAAGTTTTCACCTAACTCAGTATTCATATATTTTTCAGTAGCTTCACCCCATTTGCGCTCTTCTCTTTGGCCTTGCATAGTACCAAGTTCTTGAGATAGGTATATATGATTTTGTATTTCACCCATCCACCCTTGAGCTGATTTAGATTTACCCGTAACCCAGTTACCATACTTATCTTTAAATATAGTTTCTGAATCGTTCCATTCTATTTCATGCCTCATTATGTCTCTTTCAATAGCTTCAGGAAACATATGATAAAATCTTTTAGCTAATTTAGGAAATTTTCCTTCTACTTTTGCAAAAGTTCTTTGAAACCAAGTACCATCTCTATGGCTTTTAAATATATTATTTACAATTTTCCAATCAGTAGCGTTCATTGTATTAATATCTTTATTAATCATATCTCTTACAATGTAATTTAAATTTTCTGCAGTTTTAGGGCCGTAATAATCTATATGGTCTCTTAAATCATTATAGACCTTTACCATTGTTTTATTTAATTTACCTTCTTTAAGGCCTTTAAATGGAGCGTATTCATCTAAATATTTATTAGTTTTTGGACTGTAATCCCTAGAATTAATAGCTAAACCCTGTGTTCTTTTACCGTTTTTATCAAACAAAGGTTGTTTTTGAGATTCTGCTTCAAAATTATCTACTATTTTATCAGCTGATTCTATAGGTAACTTATCAGGTTTCATTTTATTAAATGCTTCGTCCATGATATCGAGCTGTCTGCGTATTATGTAATCACTTACTTCTTTAGATGCAAACCCAACCTTACTAAACTTAGTATTGTTTAGCATCTTTTTTCTAGCTTCTAAATATCTTAATGCTTGATTCTTTGACCTACCCGCAGGCATTTTATTTATACCTGTTTCTAATTTTTTAACAAAAGCAGGGTCTCCTTTTTGCCAGCTACTAATAAGTAAAGCATCATAAAGGTCTTGCCAAGCTTGTGGCTTTCCTTGTTTATCTATAGCAATCATGCTATCTACCTGTCTTTGGTCAAGCTCTGCAGATGTTTTTTCACCAGCACTGGTTCTTTCTATCTCTAAAAGCCTGTTTTTTTCTGCATCAGATAAATCCATTCTTTCAAGTTCATCTACGGCTTGCCTTTCTTTATCTAATCTACTTTTTATATTAGCTTTTTCTTCAGCAAGTCTAGCTATATTACTAAATTCCTCTTTACTTATTGCATCTTTACGCCATACTTCATTTATAAGTTTTATACTACTAGCGTCACCCATATCTTCAGATACATACTCAGATGCTTGACGAACTAAGTTATCAATAACACTAGCTTTGTCACTTCTGCTTCTTAACATCTCAGGTAGCATTTTATTAATATCAGATTGAGTAAGATTTTGATTTAAATCAAGTCTTTTATTATAGTCTTTTTGTAATGATAAAAAATCATTTACATAGTCTCTTCTTTTATCTCTAGTAGTAGGAAAAAACAAATCATTATGAGGATTGCTATTATACAAACTTCTAATTTTTGATAAAAATAAGTCAGGATTACTCGTTATTAATCTATTGTACTCAGCATCATTATCTATAATTCTAGACCTAGCTTCATAATCCCATAGCTTATTACCTCTTACTATTTGTATAGGTCTTTGCATACCAACTACTAAACTTTGCCTTCCAAGTACATCTTTAATCTCTGTATACTCAGGTGTTTTTAAAGTTTCGTTTAAATCTCTATACCAAGTATCTAGCTTACCCTGTTCTACTCTATGTAAAAATGAGTCAGTCCAATCAATAGGTGTAACTAACTTGGCAACTTTACCATAAAAAGTAACATCTGTTCTTTTATTTTTACCAACAGGTGGAAGATTTTCACTTTGAACCATCCTATCTTTAAATTCAGGATATGTATACATTCTATGTGTTCTTAAATTCCTACCAAACCCTGCGCTATTTATACCACTCATAATACTTAGTACCATTTTACGCTTTTGATTTGCCTGTACATCTTCGTTTTTAAATTTCCAATAACCCTTACCTTCTTTTTTAGGGTAAAACATAGTTACATCAAATAAACTCTCATAAACCCTATCAAAGAAAACTTCCATATTCTTTAAACCTGCTTCATCCATAGGGTCAGATGCTAAAGCAACACTAGCTCTAGCTCTTTTTCTAAACTCTGCTAAATCTTTTTGACTTGTTTTAGGAGTTATAATTCCAAAATTACCCCTGCCTAAATCTATTTTAAGTTCTTTTAAATTATTAGCTTCTAAGTGACTACGAATATGGTTATAAGTAGCAAGTACTGTTGCTCTATTTACAACAGCAGGGCCTAACATCGCTCTTCCTTCATAAGCGCCTTTACTAGCCTGCATTCTCATAAGAGGACTATATCTTAAAGTAGGGCTTTTAATTCTTTTTAATGTTTCCGGATTACTCTCAGCAAACATTTTTCTCATATCATCGGGTTTATTAAAACTTACTATAGGATTCCCATCTTTATCTTTAGTGTAAAATTCTTCTTTTTGTTTGCCGTAAGCATCTCTCCAGTCTTTTCTAAAACCACTTTTTTCGCCACCAAAAAATATAGTAGCTTTATCACCGTCTAAATCAGCCCCTCCCAAAGCTTCCATTGTTCTTGGATGTAGTATACTACCATAGCCTTTTCTACTTGTAAAACCAGCAAATGCAAGCTTATGAGCACCGCTTAAAGAATCCATAGGAACTCGTACACCTACTCCTTCAAATATATTCTCATACATTTCTTTAGTGTTTTTATCCATTGTAGACTTTCTATCTACATACTCATTCCATAATTCGCCAAGTTTTCTTTGTTGACCATTATCCATATAGATTTTAGTCTCTCTATGTCCTTCATCTAAGAAAAATATACTATCATTCTTTTCAAGTAATGTTAAATCACCATACTTGTTTTTAAGAGTCCTTACATAGGGGTCATACCCAGTCATCCTAGTAGCTACGCTATTCTTAATTCTTGGTTTAACTATTTGCGCCATAATATAATTACGCATAGCTGATTGCCTATATTGATTTCCAACCTTATGTAATAAAGGAATAAGTGAATTAGGTTTTAACTGAGTCATTCTTTCAAATGTACTAGTCCATTCCATAGCATCAAGCTTCATTAAATTAGCATCACGACTACTTATTTCACCCTCTTCCATTAATTCAGATGTTACTTCTTCATTAATTTTAAGTATCTTTTTATAGGCTTTTATAGCAAATGATTCATTTTTAGTATTAGACATTAAACTTAATAGTTTCTGCACACCAACATCTTCTATATTAGCTATTATTCTGTCTTCTAACTTTTCATTCATTGGTTCAGCAAGTAATTTATCCGCTTCTTTATTCCAAAGTTCTTCACCTTTAAAAGAGCGTTCAGATACTTCATTAAAGATATTATCAATTACTTTTTGTTCTATCTTTTTAAATCCAAATGGAGTAAGATTACTCTGCATTTGCTTTGGTAGTCTTTGTGGCTTAGTATACTTTTCACTTGTTATTTCTGACGGAACAGTTCTAATGTCTTGTATGGGTAAATCGTGCAATACAGGTTTTGTTATAAAACTACCATCAGTTTCTTTAAATCTTACCCTACCATTATTCCAATCCCATTCTTGATAGTCTTTTCTTCCCCCGTATTGTTTAGCGGCCGATTCAGGTACAATCATATGAATACCTTCCTTGCGCATAGCATCTGCTAATTCTGCGTGAGCACCTTTGAACTGATACTTACCCAACATAGCTCCATACTCAGGGTTTTTTGACACAATAAAAGACTTGTTAACATTACCACTAGTTGGTAGTCCCATTTCTATGTTATGAGCCTCTACTATTTCAGGAAGTACTACTATCTCACCGTCTACTGTATGGACATAATCACTAGCTTTACTATTAAGATTGGTTTCTTTTGATGGGTCTTTTATTATTACTGCTTTGTATCCAGTATCTTCAATATCAAACCCATGTCTAAACTTTAATTCTTTTTTAATATAATTAGGGTCAGATGGTAACCCATTAGTAAACCATATTTGACTTCTTTTATTAAAAGCTTTAGCGTCTTTTATCATATTAGGCGCATTAAGTTTATTAAAACTATTAACGCTTAAATCAAGTCCATTCATTCCAAGGTCATATAAAAGATTGTTTAAGTATGTAGTTTCAAAAATTTCTTTAGCTTCAGCTTCTTTCATTATGCCTTTTGTAAATTTTACATACCTATCTTTTTCTAATCTGTATTCTTTACTAGACTCTGGGTCTAATTTTTTTAAACTAGATAAAAATTCTTTAACAATATCTTTTCTACCATAAATAACTTCTTTACCGTCTTTAAGTTTTAATTTCATGCTAGATTTTAACTTAGGGCTAGCTTTTACAAAATATAACCTTTCTGCGTCACCTCTACCACCAAGATAGTAATAACTTCTTTCATTCATTTGTTTAATACTACGAGTTATCATATCATTGTATCGTTTTTCTGTAGTATTTTGAATAAATCTTTTTTTAGTAGCTTCTATATCCTTTTTCTTACCTGTCCCAAATATTCCCTCACCTTCCATAATTACTGCATCATATTCAACTTCTTGCTTAAGGTCTCGTTTCATTTGAGAAAAGCTTCTTTCTGAAAAATACTTACCATTATTTGGAACATTAGTTACAAAATGGTCAACTGCTACATAAACAGGTTCTTTTCTTACATCTGGTTCAATGCCTTTATTTTCTTCAGCAAATGCTCTAATGTATTCATCTTCTATTATTTTAGTAGGTTCTCTTAATTCTTTACTATTACCTGCTAAATTTATAGCTCGAGCTTCTAACTCGGGGTTTATTAATTGAACTTGAGAACTAGGTCTTTGACCTTCTTGTTTTACTGTGTTAATATCTACAGCAATAGAACCAACTGCTACTGGTTTAGTGTGTTTTCTAGCTTGACCCCATTTAACCCAAAATTGATATTCTGGAGTATCAGGAACAATACCTCTTTTATATACAGTATTTAACCAATTTATCATTTCGCCTGCAGGATTAGGTCTTTCTGGGAGTGCTAATTGCTCCTGCACTGTATCGTTCCATTTTCTATTAACAGTTCTCCATATATTTTCCATTTCAGCTTTAGGGTCTGATAAACCTTTATACTGCTCTTCTAAATAGCTTTTAACATAATACTTAGTCTTTGTGAACAAAGCTTCATATGGAGTGCTTATATCTGCTAATTCAGGGCTAGTTTCTCCGTCATTGCCTCTATCTCTACTAACTGTAAGTTCTTCTTCAGGTCTTTTAATTCTTTCTACAGGTTCTCCTTCATATATCTCTTTAGCCATTCCCTCAGCTTCTTTAATTGCTTTTGACTTATTCATCAAGTCTCTAGCTACTATATATGATAAACCGCCTCCTTGAGATATTTCAGTCTCTACCATGTCTTTTACAACTTTACGACTTGCTCTATCTAAATCTTGCCAACCATCTACTATTTCAGGGACTTCAGTACCAATAGTGCCAGTTTCAGCATCTTTGTACTCAGTTTTCATTTTCTTTATATGGTCAAGTGCTCTTCTATTCTTAACACTCATTTCATTGCTACCAAAAAAAGCACCTAATAAATAGTCGTATATTTGCTCTTCTGTAGTAGCTCCACGCTGTGTAGTAGGTAATCCTTGCATTAACGCACCAGCTATGCCACGCAGTGCTTTCTCATTTACTTGTTCTTTAGTTAATTCTTTTAAAGGAGTTCCGGGGATAACAGGCTTAGCTCCGGGTACTTTTACTAAATTACCAATAGCTCTAAATCCTGCACCAAATATTGCACCACCAAACATAGAGTCAGCTACTGCACCTATTCCTTCTTGCCAAGAGCTTACACCGCTAGCAATACCTAAATTAACTGCACCTTCTACAGCGTCTCCAGTTGGTGTGGATAAAAACTTTGTAACGGAATTAACCGCATCAGCCTTAGCATCTGTGCCACGCTTACCAAACTGCTTTGCTATATTTGTTATACCCTTAGTACTAGCACCTGCAACAAGCAAAGGAACAGATTTGCCTTTAGCTTGCATCATTAAGTTACCAATAGTTTTAGCCCCTGCTAACTTAACTATACTGCCACCGGGTATATATCCCACAAAACCTGCAAGGTGACCTAAGCTTCTAGCTATTCTTTCCCATGATGTATTTGGTTGTCCTTCAGTTTTACCGTGGTCAATATCAAGTGTAGTAAAACCATGTATAAATCCTTTACCAGCTTGCGATAACAAACTACCAAAAGAAGTCTCTGCTAATTGTATATCAGGAGATTGTATTTTATAGTGATTTGCGTGGTCTCTGAGTAAGTTTGACTGGTCGTAGTCAAATTTATCAGGTTGTTGTTTATACTGCTCTAGAAGTTGATTAGTAGTATTTTGGTCTAGAGTAGGTTGAAATCCTAGTCTTGCCATTATTTTTCATTATCTAACACGGAGTCAGCTAAATCATATAAGGTGTAAGCAGTCAATCCTGCACTTAATAACCCTGCATAAGGTATTGCAGAACCAGCTATACCAGTGCCTATTCGTGTTGCAATCTTAGAACCGGCTTTCTTTTTTATTAAACTAAGCATAGAGCTTCTAGATTTTTTATCTGCTAACTTACTAATCATATATCTTGTTTTTTGTAATTTAGACATTTTAGATACGGGAGTTTTAGATAATTTTTTAGCTTCTGCTCCAGATATTTTTCCAGACTCTAAATCTCTATTTATTTTAGCAAGGTCTATATTTGCCCTACCTTCAGTAAGTTGTAATGGGCCAAACCCTGTTTTTGCTTTTATACCTCTAGTTATTTCACCAGCTTTTGTTTTAACACCTTCAGGTATAAATCTACTTCCTAAAGCAGATGCGCCTATTAAACCAGCACCTTGAGCTACTTCTCCAAGGCCTATTGGAAATTTACCCTGAGCTCTCCTTCTTTCCATTGCTAAGGTACCAAAGCCTTCTTTTAATTTAGGATTATATCCAGCTTCTAATAGCTTTAATTTAGTTTCTTGGTCTGTTGAATTATACCAGTCTTCAAAAGATGCGTCACCTTTTTCTATTACTTTATATATATTTTCAGTACCAAGTTCTTTCATTCTTAAATCAAGAGCGTTTAATACTTTTAAATCTCTTTTTTTACTTTCACCTTTAATAAATTCTTTTACATCATCAGCAGTAGCAGTTCTGCCAAATACTTTTTTTAATCCTTTTTCACCTAGTTGAGTGCTCAATGCTTTGTAATGTTCAGAAACTGACATTGCATCACCAGAACTTAAATCTAATTTACCAGTGTTAGGGTTAAATAAATCTTGAGACTGAATGCCTAATAAACCTTGTCCCCTAAGGGTCTTTAATGCATCTTGCTGTCTTTGTACTTGTCTTACTTCTTGTTCTCTTCTAATTCTTTCATTTAATGCTTGAAATAAAGCATTTGGTTGAGTCTGTCCTTGTCTTGATGGGTCAAATATAGCCATTACTATTGCCCTCCTGATGAAATAGCACTACCTAATAATGATTGCATAAACTGACCTCTATCTCTAGCTTGTTGCTGTAATATATTAGCGTTACTTACATTTAATTGACTTTGCATTTCACCTGCTTGACCAAGTATATTACTAGCTTGACCAAGATAGCCTGCGCCTAATCTTTGTTGGTCTAAGAATCCTTTTAATCCTGCGGTTCCAGCGCCCATCATGTTTTGATAAGCTTGGTTTGCTTGAGCTTGTTGCAATAAACCAGAGCCACCCATGCCTTGTTGAGCCGCCATTCTTTGTGCTTGCATACCACCCATTGCACTAGCTCTACTAGCTTGGTCTTGTAGCATTTGTCTCTGTGCTTGATTTTGACCACTTTGAAAATTCATAGCTTGATTTGCATAATCACCAAGTTGTGTACCCATTCCCTGAATACCACCTATGTATTGTTCCATGCCTTTACCAACTGTGCTTTGTAGTTTACTAGCACTAGGATTGCCCATTAAAAAATCTATCATTCCACCTAACATATTAACCTCTTAATGTAAAATTAGATGCATTAGACCTAACCCAACCATCTTTGTGTTTAAATTCAATATAATATTTGCTCTCTTCTTTAAGTACTCTATATGTACCTAATTGTAAAGTTTCATTTTTATCTGAAGAGTTACTTCTATTGTTTACAATGCTTTGTTCTAAAATATCTAGTCTTTTTTCTAGTTCTTCAAATTCCATTTTTATTAAAGGGTCGCTTACTCTACTCATACTTTAGTACTCTTAGCTCTAAGGGGTCTAAAATGCACACCAAGGCTTTCTAATTGTTTTGCGCCACTAGTATCGGCTACTTTAATTTGTAACCATTTAGACTTACTATGAGCTGAATTTAGCCTATTAGAACTTAATGCATTCCAACTACTATCTGCAAGAGAAGTTTTATATGTAGTACTAAGTGAATTAGTACCTTCATAATGCACTTCTTTAAACTGTTTTTCATAAGTATCAAACCCTGCTGTTATTTTTTTGGACTGGAACTCCCAAGCCTTACGAGTAGTTCCAGTCCCTACTTGGAATAGTTTGCCGTCTGATGCAAGAATTTCTCCAAACTTACCTCGTATAACAGCCTTGACTTCGTTGTCAAAACTCCACAAGTCCCATCTTTTTTGAAGAATACTATATACCCAAGCGTATGAATTATTATTGTATACAAAAAATATTAATAAAGATTTTCTTTGAGAATCAAATGCTAATTTAGGCGGATTTAATTCCCAATTAACATTATTCCAAACATAATTAGTTAAATCAGTGTTGTCTGTATCTTCTATTGCTCTACTAATTAATTGAGCGCTTTTTCCATTATGCACATAAGCCCCATACTTATCTGCAAAAAACATACCATAATCGGTAGAAACTACTCCATCGTCAGATAAAACACCTTGGCCCTCCATTTTATCTACTATACTTAAATTGTTAGGATTAACAGTATAAACAGAAGATGTACTAAAAACATAAAGAAAATTATTATAACTTTGTAAACAAGTAATGCTCTCTGGAATTGCGCAATATTCATTTGCCCAATTAAATATATTATACTTTCCAGCTTTGCTTCTAAATACATAATTATCAGTATTAGATATTTCTGCATTATTTGCTTTAGCTACAAATAAGTATCCAGCACATTGCTCAGATAAAGAATAATTTAACCAATTACTATTCATTTCTGCTGAAATACCTGTTAACCCTTCATAAGAACCAAAATTATCTCCTTTATTGTCTTCAATGTCAAGAGATAAGTAACTATCTGATGTTTCAATCCAACCGTCTCCATTAAAAGGAATAGATTTAACAAGATTATATGAACTATCTGCTTGAACAGCAGTACCTGATAATGCAGTACCTCTGTATATATTTATATGACTTATTCTTGGATTTAGTTTATTTGGCAATACTTTAACTTCTATATTTTGCCCTTCCGCATGAGGATTAGTTGGTGAAGAATAAATAGTTTTACTCAATCTACTTTCTTGGTACCCATCATACATTAAAGATATTCTATAAAACTTACTTTTATAGTGACTATCGTCTCCTTCATTTTTATCTGGAAGTAATTGAGAATTATCTTTAATAGATAAAGTACTATCTATGACTGCTATTTTTATAGTAGATAAAGTGGTTAAATAATCCCATACAACATTAGAGGCTTCTGTAAATAATTTATGTTTATAATATAAATTAAATTCATCATTAGGATATATTACTGCTGTTACATGAGCTACTCCTTCAATACTATTATCTGTAGAATAAGTTTGTTCGTCAAATGGAATTGATTGAGAAGCAAGCATAGCTGGAGGAACTGTTTCAATTTCTTGATTCCCTAATGCATTACTTGGCGTAAAGGTTTTATGAGGTATTGTGACATTTGATAAATTAAAAGGAATTGTTTTTTCAAATGTACTTGCATAAAAATGACCTTCTTGTATAATTTTATTTGATTGGTCTTTTCTTGGTGAATTAATTATATAATATACACTTGTATTATCATAAGCTTGTCCAACACTTGCGGTAAAATAAGCTTTTTTAGTTCCACCAACATAGTCGGTTATTTTAGCTTGGCTACCGGCTCCTTTTCCGCTAGTAATAATAATGTATTTATTATTATATACATCATCTGTACCGCTAGCACCGCTTGCAAGTGTAAGAGCCCATTGGTTAGAACCAAGACTTTGTGAGCCAGTAGCTGTTCCATTGGTAACAGAGTTACCACTGCCAAAATCACTACCTTGAGATATATGCCAAGTATGTACTCTAGAGCCTTCTGTTACAGCTAGTCCTAAGGGATAATCATTTCCAGAGATTATAGTTGATGCAGAGTTAAACTCAGTAAATTGAGCGCCATCTCCATAGATATTTAGAGAGCCATCACTAGAAACATCGTCTAATGTATTTAACAAAGCTGTATCATCAGTACTAGTACTAAGACTCATTCTTTTTACAGGAGTTGGATTTGATTCTCTACCGCTTATTGCATTTGGTGCATTGTTAATAATTTGAATATGACTACCTAATAAAACATCTAAATTTCTTAAAGTTTGATGATTATTACTATCGTTAGCATTTGGTATAGATATACTTTGAGTAACAAGTGGGCCTATTTTATAACCTTGAACACTTACAACAGACCTATCTCCTCCATCTATTTCTTCATATTCTTGTAACTCGCCTGATTCTTTTATAATGCTATTAGTAGTTACTGAATTTTCAGTATAGGGTATAATGACACCTACTGCTTGATGACCTAAAGAATAATCAATTAAACCTCTTTTTGCAGGAGTTTGTAATAAAGGAAATTCTTCGCCTGTAAGTAATTTTTCAATAGTAGAAAATCCATCTTTTTGAATAATGCTTCTAGTCTGGTCTTGGTCTCCCGGTCTTTCTCCATCAGTTGTTTGAGTCCCGCTTTCATAATAATACCAGTAAGGAGTTCTTTCTTCATTTTCTACAGGACTAGTTAAAACTGTTTTAACAGAAGGTGACATACTAGGAGTAATATTAGTAAACTCTAAATCTGTCCAACCTATAGTTGGAACAGAAGTTGGTGCTGTATCTATATCTGCACTTCTCCATATATATGCTTGTTTATTGAGTATATCATTTCCAAATACAGATTCAGATAATTCTTTACTATCTATATCTTTATCTGATGCTTGTATATATAATCTTTTATCACCCGGTGTTCCAGCTAGATACTGATATAAAACATCTGTTAACAAGACTTCATTAGAGCTAGCTGAAGGTATATATTGCTCCCCTGTTGCGCTAATAATTCTGTATATTCTGTTACTATGAATACTCATTGTATATGTATTTACTAACATTAATAAATAATGAGTTTGTGCATTAGCTAAAACCCATACAGTATTAGCATCTCTATTGTTATGCCTAATAGCTGTTATATTACCTTTAGCAAAAAAAGCATTTTGAACACCACTTCCTTTTGATGCTTTTAGTAGATAGGGACTATTCCTTTCATATCCTATTATTGTTTGAGTTTCATTAGTAATATTCCAAGCACCTTGAGAAATATCATTTAAGTACCAATCATCAGCATTAGCACTTGACGGAGGAGGGATTATAAATTGTTCAAATTTTGGTATAACGCTTTTGTTTATTAATGTTGGCCCGTCTGTTAAAACTGCAGTAGCGCTACTTCTTTTACCAAATTGAGTAACATTTGGATATCCATAATATATAGGGTTTGAATTTTTACCCGTACCAATATATAAATCATCTCCTCTATTGTCAAAAGTTAAATTACCTGAAATATTAAAATCACCTAAACTTACATTTTGCTCAACTATTTGAGTACTTGAGTTATTTTCATTGTAAACATCTTTAAGTATTTTTATAGTATTAGATACTTTATTCCAACCAATAATATTATAAATACCATTTTTAATTAATTTACCAAGCTTGTTTGCTATAAAACTTTTTTGAGGATATGCAGTAAAACTAAAAACTTCATAATAAGTAGAACTAGCCACTGTGCTTAAATGACTTGGCCAATTTTGCACTGTTGCTCCATCTTCATAATAAAAAGATAATCCAAATAATTTTGTTGAAGTATGAGCATTACTTGATGTCGCTATTGTAGATAAATCAATAGCTGATGAATATTGAGCCTTATAATTAACAAGAGAATCTATAGTTCCAGAACCTTGATTTAAAGTAACATAAGTAACTAAATTAAATGTTTTTACATTAACGCCTTCTGTTCCGCTAGTTATACTTGCTATTTTACCTATTTCTGAACTTTGATTTGTAATATCAGATATTTCAAATATTTTATCTCCAACAAATAAAGGATATCCACTAGTACTATCTTCATAAGTACCGTCTGCTTTTTGACTTCTTACTGTAACTATTGCAGAATTATGAGTAAGTTTTAATACTATTTTTCTATCAATATTACTTATTTTATATTCTACAGTATTTTTAAATGTTGAACCACTAGTAACCCCTCTTGGAGCAGTATTCATTTTTGCTTGATATACAAATTTATTTACATTATTATATGTACCAGTTATTTTAAATTTTGTTTCATTAAATTTAGACATTAGTTAGTTGGGAGCCTTTGAATTATTGTTTTTGAAACAGAAGAAACACCTGTTGATGTACCATCAAAACCACCAAGAGACTTTGCGTAATTATCTGTTTTTCTTCCCTTTATCATTCCATTGCTAGACACAGGTTCTACATTTAATGAATAATCAGAAGCATCTGTGGGTATATCTTTACTATCAGGTGTAGCTACTATACCCACTCCAAAGTTTTTTATTTCTGCAACCATTCTAGGCATTGCCGTCTAATAACTCCCCATCTACAACTGTTTTTCCATTTATAATTGTACAGACCTCTACATTAAAATTACCCTTATCGTAAAAGTTTACAATAGCAAATCCAAGTTGCCAATTATGTTGTCTGTTATTTAACCAAGCATTGGCTTCAGATGTCATATCTTTTAAACACCCTATAGACCAAGCTGACTTAGGCCCATCCATATGAGTCACACTTGATTGTTGCATATCATGATGATGTCCATACATAACATTACAACCCATTCTAAGTAAATGATTTCTAGTGTGAGTCATGCCAGCAAAATGGTGCCCATGATAAAAGTAAAGATTACCAATATTAAATAACTTACCACAGGGATGATACTTATATCCTCTTTCTTTTAATCTTACAGCATCTTTAAACTTATACTTAGTAAGATAAGGGTTTTCTTCAACAAATCTATTTAACCAATCATCGTGGTTGCCTTCACAAAAATGTCTTTCTTTTACTTTTGCTTTATCAAGTGATTTGTCTATTATATCCATTCCTTTATTTACTTTTGCAATTTCTTCATCTACAAAAGGTAATTGATATTCTAATGGCGGTCTTTTCTTTTTTCGCCACTGCCAATGACTTACGCTTTCAAATTCACCTACATCACCTAAATCTACATAAATGTCTGGCTTAACTTTTTCAATAGCCTGACAAAGTACATTTATTGCAGGTACATCATGCAATGGAAAATGTTTATCAGGTGTTACTATTGCTCTTTTGGTTTTTAGTTTGGTTTTCCTTGCCATGCTAATTCCCATTCCTCCTTTGTTATATCAAGCTCTGGAGCTTTATCTAACAGTTTTTTTGTTTTTTCTCTATCATATTTAAGCATATGCTCGCCACAATGCCCACACTCCCATATTAAAGGCTCATTAAGAGCACCAAGTATTTCTACGCCTACAATATCATCACTACCGCAATAGTAACAATTATCTGGCGTTTCAAGACTTGATTTAGTCCCTTTAATACTAAATCCTTTAATTCTCTGTTTGCTCATAACTAGCAGGGCTTGCAATAAAAGCCAAGGAGGAGAAAGCAGATTACTGCTCGCCCCACTAAGCTATTTCTTAAATAAACCTTCAAGTATGTCAGTAACTACATCAACAAGCTTTTCAAAGAAAATCTGTTCTTTATCTTCACTAACAAAAGGTATATCTATTCTTTTATTAATAGCTGTTGCTATCTTATCTGTCATCTCATCACTTGCTAAAGACTGAATAGCTTCTTTTTGAATTTTTTCAGCTTGTTCTTCAGCTAACTTTATTAATACTCCTTTAATATCCATTTAGGACTCCTTTATCTTTTTTATTTTCCAATACAAATATACTATATTCATTACAAACATAATAGACATAAGTACTGCTGGAATTATATCAAGCCAATAGACCATACTAGAACTAACGCTTAATGTACTAACTTTTAAACTATCCATTATTTTTTCTTTGCTGTCTTAGCTGAACGCTTAAATGCTTTATTTGTGGGAGCACCTTTACTACCAGCTTTTCGCATTTTTTCACCGCTTCCAGCTTTTATTCTTTTACGCTTTGCATGTATGTTTGCATACAAGCCTTTCTTTTTTTTTGCTCCTTTAGTAGCCACTTTTTTTCATCCTTTTACCAGTTTTTTTAGCATACTTTTTAGCATCAGTTTTCCCTTTTTTAGTATAAGAGAATTTCTTTTTTCCTACTTTAGGCATAATAACTCCTTGTTAACTGCATTTACATCTCCATTTACGGAGAGCTTTATTTATTCTACTATTAGGGTCTCTAGCTGTTTTAGTACTAGTTAACCTTTTTTTCATACCGCACATGCGTGCACAAAAACTTTTTCTTCTTGATTTAGCTTTTCCAGTAGGATTTTTTTTAGTAACAGGTGCTTTTAGTTTGCCTCCAGTAGACTTATTATAACTTGCTCTTCCTTTAGCGTTTAAGCCACCGCTTTTAGATTTCCCTTCTTTTCTTTGCCATGCTGGTGATTTAGCCATTAATGTTTCCCATTTACTCTAGATAAACTGCCTTTTATTTCAGAGACTTGGTTATCTAAATCGTTTATTTCTTTATTAAGTGCATCAAATTTCCTATCAAGTTTGTCATCTGATTGATTCCATCTCCCAATAAGCTTAATAACCATGCCTTCCATATTTTCTAAAGTTTCACTTTGTCCTTTATTTTCTACTTCTAACTCTTTTAACGCTTTTGCTTGCTCATTTCCTCTCTTGTTCATTGAATAAACCATAAATACAAACATTGCTCCAACAACACCTATCATTCCTGCTTCTGAATATATTGCTAAAAAATCCATTATTCTTCTTCTTCCTTATAAGCTGTTATTTCTTCTCTTTGACATTTTTCACATAGTCCATTAAATGGTTTACTACAATATTTATCACATATCATACAATGAAATGGTAATGGACTCATTATTTTTTCCTTTTTTTACCCCAACTTAATGGGTTTAAATTAAGTTCTTTTTTGTACCAATCCAACTGTTGTTCCATTGCTGACATTTTTTTTTCTTCTTCTATTATATGTTTACTTACAAGGTCTTCAATGTTAGTATTAGCAAGTTCCATTCTACGCTCAAGTTCTCCAATGCGATTTGCAACCTCCATGTATCCATAAACAACAGCAGAGACAGCCACGCACAGTTGAATAAGCCACTTAATATTAAGATGAATGGAAAAATTATCATCAATAATTCCCGCTTTGTAACTCCTTGCTGTTTGATTTTTTTCATCCATAAACTATGGTTTGTAGTATTTATAAAAGTCCTCTGGGTTCTCTTCGTCTATTACAACAAATATAGGTGATACGATTGCATTACCTGTTCCAGAACCACCTAATATTGCATATAAATATCTACCTTCTTGATAAGGTGACTTAATTGTGTCATTATCAAAAAGATGTAAAAAGCTAGTGTCACTAAACACAGGAACATAAACACCATCAAGTATCTCGTTTGTCTCTATTCTACGATTGCCATTATAATCAATAACTTCGCCTACACTAACTGTCCGATGTGGCTGAGATGGAAATTTACCCATTCCATATTCTTCAACTTGTTGATTGTACCACATTGAAGATGCTTTTACTATTTTTTCTAAATTAGCTTTAGTTTTTTTAGCTTTAGCCCCTTCACCAATTCTACTAAAAGCAGGAGCAGAAGTAGTTGCAAGAGTAGCCATGATAGCCATAGTAACAGCAAACTCAGCAAGTGAATTACCCTTATTATTCACCAGACCATTCATCCTTTTTCATTTCATTTATAGCTTCACCATGAGACAAGGCAGTAATACCGCTTACTCCTTTTACTTGGTCTAATGTTCCATCTGCTATTGCTAATTCATATTTAACAAGAACTTTTGTGTTGTCTTTGTTCCATCTTGGACTACCAAGTTTCCCATGTTTAAACGCACACTCTTTCCAAGTTGGCGATTGTAAAGTAGTGGTATCTACTTCTTGAGTTGTGTATTTATACTCTTCTTCAACTTGCGGTGTAGAATGAGGCTCTAACATGAGTTTTTCTAATAACTCAGCTTTAGTATCGCTTGATGAATAATCTACGTCACAATCGTCCATATAAGCCTTTATCTCTGCTTTTGTGTTATCATCTGATGGCGTGTAATCGTATTTGTCTACCATTCTTGTAGCAGTTTTTTCTACATCCTTATAAGTGTATTCATTCCAAGACAATCTATCAGCAGTTTTGAGTTTGCTTGGTAATGCTGACTCCCATTTAGCTTTTGTTAATATTAAATATGTATTAGTCATTTTTATGCTTTCCTTTGCCATGCTTATGATTTTTTGATACTTCTGATGGAGAAAGTTTTTTATTATAAATTTTTACTTCATCTATAATTCCATTAAAAGGATTAGAACTACCATCTATATTTTTACCAATTTGTACATTAGATGCTAAATTTGATTCTGTTGTATTAAACCCAGTAAATCCACTTGATGTATCTGCTTTAGTTGTAGTTTTAGCATCTCCATTTATATATATAATTCCTGTAGTTCCAG